ATTATTGATCCTAGAGGTTCTATTGCAATTCTACCTGAGTTTGTTGATCCAGAGTATACATTTATTACATTGAAAGTAGGAGTTGTTTATAATGTTAATGCAACATCACTTACTCCTGGGCAACTTTCTTCTTCAGTATCAAGTGCAATTTCAACATTTTTTAACACTGAACTTAATATATTAAATAAAAACTTTTATTTTTCTGCATTGCATACCATTATTAAAGGTGTTTCTAATTCAATTATTTCAATAAACATTATTCCGTCTTTACAAAAGAGAATAGAAATATTAGATTTTGACAGAGATGTAAATTATACTTTTACGTTTAATTCCAGAGTACAACCAAGAGAATTACATAGCACTTGGTTTAATTATACGAATAATGACGCGACAAATAAAGTAAAATTACAAGATGTTCCTAATGCAGATGTTGTCTCACCTGAGTATAATGGATTTGGTACTGTATTTTTACAATCTGATTCTGGTTTTAAAATTCGAGATATAGGAACAATTGATTATTCAACTGGTAAAATTACAATTCTTGCTATGAGAGTGTCTGCTCTTTTTGGTAATGAAACCGCTATTCGTGTAAGTATTAGACCTCATGATGATGTTAATGACATATTAACAACTACCTTAACAAGAACTGCTCAAGTATCTACAGCAGCAGTTATACCAACTCCTTCTAAAAATACAGTTCTAGCATTGGATGATACAGTACAAAGTACATTAACTGGTGCAAGAACAGGATTGCAAATAAACATAATACCTAAGGCAGAAGGGTTTTAATGTCCAGTAGAATACCTGAATATTCTAGATATGTTTCTTCAATCACTATCACCAATGGTGGTAGTGGATTTAGTATTCCCCCAACAATCACAATATCAGGTGGGGGTGGAACTGGTGCAACTGCATCTGCTTCTGTATTTAATGGTATCATACAAACAGTAACTATAACAGAAGAAGGATCAGGTTACACAACATCACCCACAGTAACTGTAACAGGTGGTGGTGGATCAGGTGCAGTACTAGTTGCAGTATTGTCTTTTGCTGCATTACCCACAACAGAATATCAAGAAATTTCTAGTTTAGGTATCAAGTATACTTTACCCGAATTTATCAGAGAAGACTATCCTGACTTTGTAACTTTTTTAGAAAAATATTATGAGTTCATGGACCAGACAAATAACCCTGATCAGCTTTTACTCAATAAACGATATTATGATATTGATGATTTAAATGATGCTGAATTAAATAAAAAGGCACTAGAATTTGCTAAAGATTTTCCACAAGTTTTAGCAATAGAAAAAAAGAAATTATTTAAAAATATTAAAAGTTTATATGAGTCTAAAGGCAGTGAGAGGTCAATCAAGGCATTTTTCAGACTAGTATACGATGAAGAAATAGAATTATCTTATCCTACTCAGTTTATTTTGAGAGCGTCTGATGGTATTTGGCGACAAGATAATTCCGTCAAAGTATTATTGGGATATGAAGATCACAGACCTACAAATTTATATGCTAAAGCAATAGACATTCTATATTATGAATCTATAGGATATACTGGAAGTATTCCTAATCGTAGAGCAATTACAGAACCAAAGAGAATATCAACTGCGGTTGTTAGAGCAAATAAAATTGCATATACAACCCCAAGTAAGTACGAACTATTCTTAGAACTTCCGAGATCGGTGACTAGTATTCCCGGTCCAGGAACTGGTGCTGCTGCTACTTTAACTATTGTCAGCGGTGTAATTACAGCAGTAACTTTAACATCTGGTGGTTCTGGATATTTAGCTGCTCCAGATGTAATTATAACAAGTACTGGCAGTGGTGTTGGTGCGGATATTGTAGCTATCGTAGAAAATGGTAGCGTCACTGGATTCATTATTAACAGTGGAGGTTCTTCTTATGTTAGTGGAACCACTACTATAGCATTTAATGCTCACTCAATAAATTCAACTGTCGCAACTAGTGGTACTGCTGGTCAATTTACTTGTGGTAAGTCTGCTATTGCTGTTGGTGATCAAGTAAAAATTACTGGCACACTAGGCGGCACTGGAACAATTTCTGGTTATACTAGCGGCAATGTTTATAAAGTTTCTGCTATTAGTGGATCAGTTACCAGGATTACTGTAACGGCTGGAGGTTCTGGTTACACTAGCGATCCTACTGTTGTATTCTCAGGTGGCGGTGGTTCGGGTGCTACAGCTACAGCTACTCGTACAGGTAACATAGTTACTAGTATCAATGTGACGAATGGGGGTTCTGGTTACACCAGCGCACCTACTATTACAATAACCGGTGGTGGTGGTTCTGGTGCTACAGCCACTTCTGTAGCACCTTTACCTGCTGTGACTAGTTTCACTTTAACCACAACTGATGATATTGCTATCGCAACAACAGCAGGTAGTTTAACTGGTTTAACGTATACTGTAAACACAAAAAAGTATTATGAAACAGTTATACTTTTAAAAGATGCGCCAAACACAGAAGCAAATATAAAAGGATATTTAACTAGATGTTTAACTTCAGTGACATCAGGCGCCTATGCAAATTATTCAGTATCTAGTGTTACTGTAACGGCTGGAGGTTCTGGTTACACTAGCGATCCTACTGTTGCATTCTCCGGGGGTGGAGGTTCTGGTGCAGCAGCCACTGCTGTACGTGGAACAGTTACCGGTATCACTGTAACGGCTGGAGGTTCTGGTTACACTAGCAATCCTACGGTTGCAATAACGGGAGGTGGAGGTTCTGGTGCTACAGCTACAGCCACTCGTACAGGCAATGCAGTTACTGGAATCACTATTACAAATGGAGGTACTGGTTATACTAGCAATCCTACTGTTACAATAACAGGCGGCGCCGGCTCTGGTGCTACAGCCACTGCTGTACGTGGAACGGTTACTAGTGTTACAGTTTCCAATGAAGGATCAGGTTATACATCAGTACCAACAGTTGCTTTTACTGGAGGTGCAGGTTCGGGTGCTACAGCTACTGCTGTAATACAAGGCGATGCGGGATTCAAAGTAGGCGATGTATTTAGTTTTGCTCAAACTGAAAATGATCTTTCATACATTAGAGTTAAAGAAGTGGGAGTTGAAGAACTAGGTGCAATTAATGTTCCTACTTCATGGACTATTTTAGCCCCAGGATCTGGGTATACTTCAGCGTCAACAACAGATACTATTACATCAGATACTGGAGAAACTTTACAAATAACTTTGAATTCTGATTATCTGTTTGCATATGATGGTTACTATAAAAATGATAGAGGCAAACTATCTAGTTTAAACATTTTACAAGACAATTTTAAATTTCAAAATTATTCTTATATAATCAAATCTTCGCTTCCTCAATATATCTGGAATGATGTATTTAGAGAACATATGCATCCAGCAGGAAAAGAGGTATTTGGTGATTTATTTTTAATATCTGATTTAGATATTTCAATTGTGTTTAGTACCACTGGGTTAAATCTTAATGAATTTATTACAGAAGATTTGACAGATGCCAGTGATGTACTAGTAATAAGTTTTAGTACTACACGAGAAGATAGTACTACCAATTCAGATACTTTCACTATATCAATAGAACCGTTTTTTACAGATTCTGTTAGTGCTGCTGAGATTGATTTTCAAGACTATGGTCCAGAGGATTATTTTCCTGAAGGATATACGGGAATTATTGCTATTATTAAAAACGTAGAAAAATCACTTTTAGATTCTTCTACAACTAGTGATGTTGCTAGTATAAATATGAGTTGGAATAGAACATTTACAGATCCATTTGGATTTGGAACAAATCCTTCAGCAGATGATACTGTAGTAATAGAAACAATTTGGACAAGAAGTTTAGAAGATTCAACAACTGAAATAGACGATACAGTTGCAATAGGAACAGCAAGAAGTATTGCAGATTCAACAACTGAAATAGACGATACAGTTGCAATAGAAACAGCAAGTAGTTTTGCAGATTCAACAACTGAAATAGACGATACAGTTGCAATAGGAACAGCAAGAAGTATTGCAGATTCAACAACTGAAATAGACGATACAGTTGCAATAGGAACAGCAAGAAGTATTGCAGATTCAACAACTGAAATAGATGATATTGCAGTAATAGAAACAACTTGGACAAGAAGTATTGCAGATTCAACAACTGAAATAGATGATATTGCAGTAATAGAAACAGCAAGAAGTTTTGAAGATTCAACTGTTGCAATAAACGATATTGCAGTAATAGAAACAACTTGGACAAGAAGTTTAGAAGATTCAACAACTGAAATAGACGATACAGTTGCAATAGGAACAGCAAGTAGTTTTGAAGATGCTAGTGCTGCTGCTGATATTGATTCTGGTGTTCAAGATTATGGTCCAGAGGATTATTTTCCTGAAGGATATACGGGAATTATTGCTATTATTAAAAACGTAGGAAAATCACTTTTAGATTCTTCCATAACTAGTGATGCTGCTAGTATAAATATGAGTTGGAATAGAACATTTACAGATCCATTTGGATTTGGAACAAATCCTTCAGCAGATGATATTGCAGTAATAGAAACAACTTGGACAAGAAGTTTAGAAGATTCAACAACTGCAATAAACGATAATGCAGTAATAGAAACAGCAAGAAGTATTGCAGATTCAACAACTGCAATAGATGAAATCGAAATATTAAGAGGAAAAGGTTTTGAAGATTCAACAACTGCAATAGATGATATTGCAGTAATAGAAATGGAATGGACAAGAAGTTTTGAAGATTCAACAACTGCAATAGATGATATTGCAGTAATAGAAATGGAATGGACAAGAAGTTTTGAAGATTCAACAACTGCAATAGATGGAATAGCAATAATAAAGGAAATAGATTTTGAAGATTCAGCAACAGCTTCAGACTCTGGCAGTATAACGTTACTCAATTATATCGACCCAACATACTTTTCAGAAGATTATGTTGGTGAAGTTACAAACATAACATAAACTTATTGGAGAAAAAAATGATTAATACTGATGAATTAAAAATCACAGGAAGTGTTAATGTAGTAATTCATGATGAGAGTGGAAAGCAAAAAGAAAATTTTACTATTCCTAATCTGGTAGTGAATACTGGTCTTGCTTATATTGCCTCTCGTATGAAAGATACTACTGCAACTGCAATGTCTCATATGGCAGTGGGTACGGATAATACAGCAACTGCTGGGGGTAACACTGCTCTAGGAACTCAACTCGGTTCTCGCGTATCATTAACATCAACTACAGTTACATCTAACTCAACTGCATATGTTGCGACATTCGGAACCGGAGTAGGAACTGGTGCGTTAACTGAAGCAGGCATTTTTAATGCTTCTACATCTGGTACAATGCTTTGCCGGACAGTTTTTGCAGTAATTAACAAGGGTGCATCGGACACGATGACCATCACTTGGACCATCACTATTTCTTAATAGGAAAATAAAGTGGCATTGTTACTAACAAGATCAGGAAGAGTAGAATTAGCTAGGTCTTTTCATAGAGATATTCTAAACTCTAATGATCTTGTATATTTTGCAATTGGTAGAACAACACCTTGGGATGACGAACAACTTCCAGAGGAACCTATTGACTCTAACTATTATCTAAATGAGTTTAGACGAAATATTATGTTTGTTCAGAAAATTACTTCTGCTAACATATGCCACTTAGCTAGAAGAATAGACTGGACATCTGGAACAGTATATGATCCTTATGATGATAGCTATTCTGAAGATAATATCGCTGAGTCTGGAGCCGATAATTTAGCGGATGCTAATTTTTATGTTATAACTAATGATTTTAATGTGTATAAATGTTTAGATAATAACAATGGCGCTCAAAGTACTACTAAACCGGAAGGAACAGGACCAACAAATATTGAACATGATGGAAATGGTCAAGATGGGTATATTTGGAAATTTTTGTTTCAAATATCTCCAGCAGATCGAACTAAATTTTTAGATTCTAATTTTATTCCAGTAAGAAAACTAACAGGAAATCCAACGTTTGATGTTAACGGTGTACTTGATGCATTAGCGATCACTGCGGGTGGTTCAGGATATAGCACAGCGCCTCAAGTCACTATTGACGGAGACGGCACCGGCGCAGGTGCTAGTTGTACTATATCAGGGGGTGCAGTAAATACTATAACTGTAACGGCGGCAGGTTCTGGTTATTCTTTTGCCGATGTAACTTTCACTGGAGGCGGAGGTTCAGGAGCTACAGCATCAACAACATTAGGTGTAGCAGATGCATTACCCTCACTTCAATCAGCAGTAGAAAGCACCTCAACCGGTGGTACAATAGGAAGAATTGTTGTATCTGATGGTGGCGTAGACTATATTAGTGGAGCTGTTACTGTTGTTATAACTGGTGATGGTTCAGGTGCTACAGCTACTGCCACAGTAGTTGATGGAGAAATCACAAACATTACTGTTACTAATGAAGGATCTGAATATACTTTTGCCGATGTCACTTTTTCATCAGCCACTGGTACAAATGCAGTTGCTAGAGCCGTTATTGCACCAATTGAAGGTCATGGTTCAAATCCTACTCGTGAATTGTATGCTAGTAGAATAGGCATTGTATCTACTTTATTTGATAAGGACAATGCAGATTTAACATTAGGAAATGATTTTAGACAGATTGGTCTTGTTAAAAATTTAAAAGATTATCCTAAAACAGCAAATTTTACATCATCAACAGGCAATGCTTCTTTTATAGTTGATGTAGCTACTGGTGCTGCTGGTAATTATGCAGTTGATGATATAATTCTTACAAATGATGCTGTTCCAGGTAAGTTTAGAGTAACACAAAAAATTGATAATGTTTCATCTTATAAAATACATCTACAAAAAATTAGAGGTAATATAACCTCAAGTAGTACATTATCAAATGAAACACAAACACTTTCAGGATTAAGTATAAATAGTCTGACAAACCCTGAATTCAATATTACTTCCGGTGAAATTGTTTATATTGAAAATCGAGTAGCGGTTAATAGAAATGAAAACCAGGCCGAGACTATAAAAGCAATTGTAACCTTTTAGGAAAAATAAATGGCTCTTAATTTAAATACTTCACCCTATTTTGATGACTTCGATGTTGATAAAAATTATAACCGAATTTTATTCAAACCTGGAGTCGCAGTTCAAGCTAGAGAATTGACGCAATTACAAACAATTCTTCAAAATCAAATTTCTAGCATAGGAAGTTACACTCTTAAAGAGGGTGCAATTATTTCTGGGTGTGAAGAAAGCATCAGCATTGTCGATTACATTAAAATTAATGATGTAGACAATAGCAGTGTAGCTTTAATTAATTCACAACTGGTAAATTTTATAGGTGAAGAAGTTACAGGAGGCACAACTGGTCTCAAAGCTAAAATTGTAGATGTAAGGCAAGGTTCTGTTGCTGGCGCACCTGATTTTAAAACACTATATCTCTCCTACACAAGTTTTGGTGGAGGAACTATCAGACATTTTTCTTCAGGTGAAGTATTAACAATTACATCTAATGGCAATTACCTTGGAAAAACATTTGTTGTTAACAGTACATCAGGGTCAACATTAGGCAACAGGTTTTTTGGAGTAACTACTAAAATTCAATTGTCTCCTGGTATTATATATGCTAAGGGTCAATTTTTAAAGACAGAAACTATTTCAACTTATGTCAGCCCTTTTAATAATTCAATTAGAGCTAAAGTTGGTTTTGTTATAACTGAATCTATTGTTGGTTCTTCAGATGATGATAGTTTAGTTGATCCTGCAAGTGGAACATTTAATTTTGCTGCACCTGGCGCGGATAGATATAAGTTGGTAGCAACTCTTGAATCTTATTTAGTTAATGAAGAAGTTTCAGACAATTTTTATCAATATGCTGAATTTGAATATGGTAGCATTACTCGTACTAGAATTTTATCTGATTCTCTAAATCAAGTAGGCGATCAAATAGCAAAAAGAGCATACGAGGCAAATGGTAATTATGTTGTTAATGGATTATTAGTATCTGTCAAAGAACATTTGAATGATGGCGATAATAAAGGAGTATTTACTACTGGTGCAAATGGGGGTTTAGCTACTAAACTTGCGGTGATTATAGAATCTGGTAAAGCAAATGTTGGGGGATATTTACGAGAATTAAAATCACCACAACTTATTGCAATAGATAAACCAAGCAGTTTCAATACAATAGATGACTCAACACTAACTACATCATACGGGAATTATGTTAACGTAAATGAATTTTGTGGTGCATGGGATGTTGATGGCGGCGAACCAGTACTTTTGTATGGTAACGCAAGAGACTCTGTAACAAATGGTGTTTTTTCAACACCCCCTGCATTAACTGCAACAGTTGCAATCTCTGGAACTGCTGGTCAATTTACTTGTGGTAATTCTAATATTGTTGTTGGTGATTTGATAAAAATTACTGGTACATTAGGCGGCACTGGAACTATTACTGGTTATACTTCCGGTACTGTTTATAAAGTCTCTGCTAAAACTGGCACTGCACCATCAGTAACTGCCTTTACTTTAACAACAGTTGCTGGCGCAGCTATTGTAACAACGGCAGGTACACTGACTGGATTGACGTACACTGTTTCTGGTAATAGAATTGGTACTGCTAAAATTCGCCATTTTGTATTAGATTCTGGCACTGCTGGAACGGCAGCTGCTCAATATAGAATGTATTTGTATGATATCAAAATGGAATCTGGCGATTTCAAAGATGTTAGATCAATATATTACGATGCAGCACTAGCAGATGGTATTGCTGATATTGTATTAGTTGATGGCAATGCTGTTTTAAATGAAGAAGAATATAATAGATTTTTGTGGCGTTTACCAAAAGTTTCTATTAAAACACTACGAGCAGTTGGCAATGCATATGATTATGATTTTCAATATACAAAAGAATTTGATGCTGAATTAAACGCATCAGGAAGTGTCACACTTACAGTATCTGGAGACGAATCTTTTACATTCGGTACATTAACAGATACTGTAATAGCTGCCAATATTCAAATGGTAGCTAAAGATAGTTTTGATATCGGTGCTACTCCAATAGTTGCTGGTCAATACATTGATATTCTTAGTACTAATGCTGTATTTAGCTCCGCCCCGACTGTTGTTCAAAATAGTGCTACCTCAATTACTATTGACGTTCCTAATATAACTGGTTCGGACAGAAAAGTTAAAGTTTATATTACAGTTAAAGTATCAAACACTACACCAATTGCAAAATCTTTAGTAGTAGACCGATATGTTAGAATTGATACTGGTACTAATGTGGCATCAACTAGTGGAGATTATACTTTAGGCGTATCCGATTTATTCAGAGTAGTTCAAATTACAGCAACTACTAATGCTAACTATACAACTGGTGCTGAAGATGTCACAGATCAATTCAGAGTTGATAATGGTCAAACGGATAATTTTTACGGTTTAGCTTCTATCAAATTAAAAGCATCTAGTACTCTTAATCTTACAACTAAAAGATACATTCAGGTTAAGTATGAAAAATTTACTAGAACTGTAAATGGTCCCAGTTTTGCATGTGTAGATTCTTATCCAGTGGATGACACTGGTGCTACTGGCATAAAAACAGAAGAAATACCACTTTACATATCACCTACTCGCGGAATATTTGATTTAAAAAATAGCATAGACTTTAGACCATATGTAACAGATACTGCTGTAGATACTTCTACCGCTGCTTCTGCTACTGTAAACCCTAGTCTTAATTCTATCATAGCAAGACCTTCAAATGGTTTGACTAACCCAGTACCTGTTCAAGAATTTACAACTGATTTGCAATATTACTTAGCACAAGGTGCCCGCGTTGTTCTTGATAACACAGGTGAATTTAAAATAGTACTTGGACCACAAGATGAAAGAGTAGACATACCTTCACCTGAAGGCAATCAAATGACTTTGGCTACTTTTATAATGCCGCCGTATCCTTCTTTGGCTGCAAGTGCTGCTAAAATTTATAATAGACCTGACCTGGCTATTAAAGTTTCTCAAGTTGAAAATTCAAGATATACAATGAGAGATATTGGTGCATTAGAGAAAAGAATTAAAAACCTAGAATACTATACATCGCTTTCACTGTTAGAAAAAGAAGCTAAAGATTATAAAATTTTAGATTCAAGCGGTGTTGATAGATTTAAAAATGGATTATTAGTAGATCCATTTAGAGGACATGCTGTAGCAGCAGTTACTCACCCTGACTTCAAGTGTTCTATTGATAATGTAAAACAAGAATTACGAGCATATTTTTCGGATGATACTGTAGATTTTAGACCAATTAATACAGGGCTTGAAACGGGCGCCGCACAATCGACCTCTGTATTTCACGTTCCTTATACAGAAGTAGTATACACAGAACAATTGCAAGCAAGCAAAGCAAGTCCTATTGTAATTGAATTGTTGTATGATAATAATACGAGTTCTACAGCACCTGTTTTTATTAATGCATCAGGAACTCCAGTTTCTTTAGCAGCGGTTGTAATTCCTTCACCACCGACGGTAAACTCGGTACTGCCTACAGGGAATACTCCAATATATCGTTTATTTAGGAGTGATTCTGCGGTTGATGAAGGTGGCACTGTAACAATTACGGTTGAAACAACAAATGCATTAACAGGTACTACAGTAGGTTATACTGTAACAGGTATAGCAGCAGGAGACCTTTCTTCAGGTTCACTGACAGGCACACTCACATTATCTAGTGGTGGTACTGCTCAAGCTACATTTGGTATTTTAAATGATGCAGTTACTGAAGGGGTGGAAACTTTAACCTTTACATTGGCTAGTCAAGACAGTCTTGAAAATTGGACTTCCGGTACTGTAGGAGCAGCCGGGCCTTCTACTACAGTAACTATTAACGACACATCAACTTCAGGTACTTGTATTAGTCCATATGTACTGAATTCTGACGGAACTGCGTGTGTTCCACCTACTTGCGGTGCTGGTTTTGCGTGGAGTGCTAGTGAACAAGCATGTATACCAGCTGTTATTTCAAAATCGTATGCAGGCACTCTCAGCATTAGCCCAGCACAAGATCCTTGGTCTGATACTAATTATGTAGAATCTGCACACAATAATAAATCAGGTGCATTAGACCAATTTGAAACTGAAGACGCTTTTCACACTACGTGGCGCGTCTGGGAAGAAACTAATCTCAATATAATCGCCTTGCCTCCTATAAAAGAACTCGAATTCGATAGACCCAACGATCTCGAATTCGATAAACCCAACGATCCGATACGCTGTTTGCTACCAACAACGCCTTCTATTGTCAATATATTTACCCCTCCTTCTTATTCTGGAATATTGCTAGAAGATAATATTGTCAGTGTTGGTGAAAAAACTATCAATACTAATTTGCCTGTTTTTGCCAGACCTATTGTTTTATCTGGAACTGTTACTGGTCTTGCTCCAAACGCAGTGCATACTGTTACGATTGGTGGTGTTGTACAATCAACAATTACAACTGATTCACAAGGTAGAGCATCTGGTAGTATTGCCATAGATTCAGGTCAATTTAAAGCTGGTGCAATAGATGTTGTATTGACTGGAACTTCTAGTTTTGGAACTAATTCTGCTGCTTCTGCTATATTTTATGCAGGCGATGCTATTACTTCACTACAACAAGAGTATGATCGGGTTGTAGCGTCTCAACCTGCTAATAATGTTATTCAAGCATCTAGTGTTACATTAGATCCAATATCTACTTTAGGTGTTGTTAGTACAACTGGTACTTATACAACATCTACCGTTAATGCAGATTATAGAACTACTTTTATACCAGCGGTAACAACTAATGCTACTACTATTGAAACGGTAGCAGCAGATCCAGGTGTTACGAGTATAGATACAGTTGTCATTACAAATGTAGCAATAGCGCCAGAAGTAACAATTGCAGATTCATATAATGACTACGGCTATCATGGAGATGGTGCAGATACTTATCCTTTAGTATCAACACCAAGTGAAAACTTTACAGTTACAGGTGATCCTGCAATAACAGTTGAACCAATTAATACTGACATAACGTTTGATTATGATTTGAGTACATTTGCTGATGAAGCAGATTTTGCAGAAAACAATTATTTTTACAATCCTGGAATGTATGGTGGATTTTGTGGATTTGGCGATCCAATGGCACAAACATTTACAGTAGATAATTTCTCAGGTGGTATGTATGTTTCTTCTGTAGACTTATTCTTTAAAAATGTTTCAAGAGAAGGTGACAATAACGGAATCACATTAGAACTCAGAGAAGTTATTAATGGATACCCAGGTCCCACAGTTATTCCTGGTGGTTCAGTACACAAGCGTAGAAGTGATTGTAGTGTGTCAACAGGTAGTGGATCTTCTACAGTTTTTAATGGAACTAAATTCCAGTTCCCAATTCCTGTATACTTAGAATCAGGAAAGGAATATTGTATTGTTCCAATTCCAGAAGCAGATGATCCTAATTATGAAGTTTGGATTGCTGAGTTAGGCGAATCTCAATTTGGTACTTCTAAAACCATTAGCAAACAAGCTCACACTGGTATATTGTTTACTTCTGCTAATAACAGAACTTGGACTGCACATCAATCAGAAGACATGATGTTTAGAATCAATCGCTGTAACTTTAGAACAAACAGAGATTATATTGTAACACTTAATAACAACGATGTGGATTGGTTAGAATTTTCTGGTTTTAGTTCTGGCACTGAATTTGCTATGGGTAGTTATATTCATAATTTTACTTTCACCATCACTAGTGGTGGAACTGTCTATACCAGTGCGCCCACTGTTACAATATCAGGTGGTGGAGGAGGATCAGGTGCTACAGCTACAGCTACTCTTACTGATGGAGTAGTTACTGGAATTACACTCACTAACCCAGGCACAGGATATCTTTTAAATCCAACCGTCACACTAACAGGCGGTGGTTTTACTACTGCGGCTACTGTAACTGCTGTTTTAAATAGAGCTAAAATTATTAGAAACATCACTAGATATAATTCAACAACCGCACTTGTTGTAGCTGGTAATTTTAGTACTAGTAACGCTGCTCCTAACTTAGCACGAACTCTTGTTGGTGATGGTACTAGAACAGCCACAATTTCAAGTATTAATAATCGCGTAGTTGATGCTTACGTACTTAAAGCTAAATCTGAGAATCATGCTAATTTAGGTACAATCACACCTAAAATTGCATTGACAAACACCGGCGCAGCAACAATTGTTCCAACTACTAGTGCTACAATAGCGAATGCTACAGTAGAAATAGATGCAGAAAAAACTATATTAAGTTATTCAAATGAAATAGCAACATATGGTGGTGATGCTTACGAAAAATCTGCAACTATTGAATTCGTTTTAAATACTACAGTTAATAATTTAAGCCCTATGGTCAATGTTGAAACACTGATTCTTGCTACATTTAAAAATGAAATTAATAATGATGCTTCTAATGAAGAAGTTAGAGTTGGCGGATCAGCTACAAGCAAATATATATCTAGAAAAGTAGTCTTAGCAGAAGGTCAAGATGCTGAAGATTTGATTGTATACTTAGATAACAAAATACCGACAGAAGGTAATGTAAAAGTATACGCTAAATTTAAAAATGCAGCAGACGATGGCGATTTCTTAGAAGATATTTTCTGGAAAGAACTTGAAATATTAGATAGCCCTTTCAACACCGCATCACAAGAATATGGCGAATATTCATATAAAATACCTGCTAAAGCAAGCGGTTCTGGTTTAAATGGTAGTGATATATTTGAGTATGATGTTAGCAGAATTTCTAGCATTGCAGTTACTGCTGGCGGTTCTGCTTACTCTACTGTACCTACTGTTTCGATAACAGGCGGTGGTGGTTATGGTGCTACTGCACAAGCCACTATTTCAGCAGGAGCAGTAACAGCTATCACTATATTGAATCCTGGTAGAGGTTACACTAGCAATCCTACTGTTACAATATCAGGTGGTGGTGGTTCAAGTGCCACAGCTACTGCTGCAAGATCAACTATAACATATACTGGTTATAAAGAATACGCAATTAAAATTGTACACTTGAGTAGTAACAGTGCTAGAATACCTAAGTCCACTAAGTTAAGAGCATACGCATTGCAGGTATAATATGGCATATTTTAAAGTAGAAGGAGAACCAACATTAGTCAAAGATACTAACTCTAAAGGTATTTTATCTGTTGATGTACGCGGGTTGTCTGAATATAAAAGATTGCGTGAAAAACATCGGGCAGAAAAGAATATTATAACGCAATGTGAGAATGATATAAATACATTGAAAACTGAATTAAACGATATAAAGAATTCTTTGAACTTGATTTTAAATAGATTAAACACGAGATAGTCATTAGATGTCAACAATTACAACTAGAGCAGCTAAAGGTAGTCCTCTCACTAATACTGAGATGGATACCAATTTAACTAATCTCAATACCGACAAGTATGAATCAGGTAGTGATATTGTTGTAGATGATATCTCTTCAACTGGAAATCTTAAATTAAGTATTACAGCAACTGTTACAGCAGCAGGTACTACACAAGCAGATGCAACTGTTCTTACTAAAACATATAATGTAATTACTACTGCTACAAGTAATCAAGGTGTAAAATTACCTACTGCTCAAGCTGGATCAGTATATACTGTAGTAAACGCAACCGCTGTTAACGTAAAAATTTATCCGAATACTAGTGGGACTATTAATGCAGGTAGTGCTAACGTATCTATTAATGTTCCATCTGGCGCATCCATTAAATTTATAGGAACTTCTACTACCAATTGGCAAACTTTAGTAGATATCGTAATATACGACTCTACTGGTGCTAGACTTAACTAGGAAATATGAATGCAACCATTAAGAATTAAAGCATCAGGAACTCCAATAACTGCTGTAAACTTTCAAGGCTTACAGGAAATGACTGATACTGAAATTAATCAGTATTTGTCGTATGTAATAACAAATAAATTTGCGACTGATTCTAATGGCACAGGTGTAGCGGAACTCAATGTTGACACTGCAAATGCTTTAACTGGTACTTCTATTGGTACATTTGTAGACACCAAACGCAATGACTCAATTGGTACTCACCCAACAGCAGGTGCAGTCACAACTACTAATTATTATTTTAAACAAGTCAGATCAGCCGCATCCGAAAGTATTACAAACCGAATTTTAGGATACGATGCAGCAATCAAACAGATGTCAGATTCTGATTTAAATACTGATATTTTAGATAAAGTTATTACCGATATGGTGACTGAAACTACATATACGGTTGGTCAATATAAATTATCAGCAACAGCTCCTGCCGGAGGCACTTGGACTTCAAGATACACTATCACTGATACTGCTCAAAGCGGTAATACTGTAGTTTATCTTTGGCAAAAAACTGCTCCAACAACCGCAGCTAATGCGGATCTTACTAGTTTGAAATTAGACGGTACAAGCGTTAAAGGTATGACTTCTGCTGAAATTGAACAGATAGTTCCTAACTTTAGAAATAGAATTATTTCAACAGAAATTGGAACATATAAACTTCAAGCAAGTTCAAGCGGTTTAACTGGTACATGGGTACAGATGGGAGACGCACTAACAGATACTCGTCAGGTAGTGTCATCGCAGAATTATTCTGGTACATACACTGGCACTTTCACCGGAAACTATGTAGGAACTTCAGCTTACGCAGGTTTTTATGCTGGTTTTACAGGTTCATATACAGGGGCTAAGACATTTACTGGATTTTATAGTAGTAACTTCACTGGTGCATACGCAGGCGATACAATTCAAGCATCAACTGAAGTGGTATCAACTGTAAGGCTTTGGATAAGAACAGCTTAAAAAATTGAATATATAGTATTATAATTTAAATTATGGAGATTATATTATGTCAGAAGTTTCAGCATCTGTAGAAACATCTGTTAGCACCTCAACAGAAAACACACCAAAACGTAAAGAATATCTACACCCATATTGGTCTAATAAAGAAAACCGACATCTAATTGTTACTATTAAAAATCTTAATGGTCAAGAAAATATTGCGTCCATTCAAGATCCTGATGGCGTAAATCCTGATATGAAAGCGATTCTTGAGCAATATACTGAAGAAGATATTGATGAGAATACTAAAAAAAGTTTAGATAAACGTAACGAAATTATCAAACAGCAAATGGAACGGCAACAATCTCAAGTTGCGCGTGGGAAACAAGAAGTTCTTTTTAATTATAAATTAGAAGCATTTGAAGTTGAACAAATTAAAAA